CAGATGCAGATTTAGAATTATTAATTTATTTAGATTGTAAAGGAAGATTTACACGAAAAGAGTTTATAGACGGTGTTTATACAATGAGTTGGGATAAAAACCGCTGGGAGAGACTCAGAAAAAAAGGTTGGATAGAAGTCTGGAGACATAGAAATAGAACAACAATAAAGTACTCGGTATTTAAAACGTCATTTAAGTGTTCTCAGTTAATAAGTAGAATATATAGAGTGTTGTTAGGTGAAGAAGATTTGCCAGTATCAGAAAGAAGTGCTTTTTATAATAACAAATCATACACAGATAAAGTTTACAACAAAGCTATAGATGATATGATTAAAGATAAAGAAAGATAATATGGCGTTTAAATTTAAGAAAACCACATCAGCATTAGCGAGTAAAGGTCACTTGAATAGAAACTTGTCTTTTAAAAATGAAGAACAAGAATCTATACCAGGTACACCTATATTACGTAAGGATTTAGAAGGTGGTATCTTAGGAGAAGCTAATAAAGATGGATCTATATTTTTAAGTAAAGATTTAGAACCGGGTGGGGAACAAGAAAAACAAGTACTAGCTCATGAAGTTGTACACATGACAGACATGAAAACAGGTAAGTTAGCTTACGACGACAATTCTGTTACTTGGAAAGGTGTAAAGTACGATAGAGAAGCTGGGCATATAAAATACAATGGCGAGTGGTATGTAGAAGGCGCTAAACAACTTCCTTGGGAGGTTATGCCTTGGGAATAATAAAAAACAAAAAATGAATATATTAGGAAAAATATTTTCAGGTGGAGCAACTGATTTAGTAAAGGGTGTAGGTGGAGTTATAGATAATCTACATACATCTAAAGAAGAAAAGCTTGAAGCTGAAAAGAAAATAAAAGATATGATAATGGGATACGAAGCTGAGATGCAAAAGCAAGTATCCGAAAGATGGAAGGTTGATATGAATTCAGATTCATGGCTTTCTAAAAATATACGGCCTATGGTCCTTATATTTCTAGTGGTAGCAACAGTATTAATGATATTTATTGATGCTGGTGTTGTTCAGTTTGAAGTAAAAGACACTTGGGTTGATCTATTACAATTAGTATTAATAACGGTGATTGGTGCTTACTTCGGTGGTAGATCACTAGAAAAAGTAAAAAAATAAAATTATGGGAAAATTTTTTAATGTAGACGTAATTCCAGATTGTATCGCTGGAGATATCTCTGACAATCCAGGAAACAGTGATATAGGTGCTGGAGATATTGTATTTGGTTGGACAGCAGTAGATGTTCCTAAAGGAGCTTGTATGTTAAGAAGTATTACAGCCACTGTAAATGGTGAAGACGGGGCAATTGCTAACTCTTTAGTTGATCTTGAATTACTATTCGCGAAATCAATAGATGGTGTTGCGCCACCTTCTATAGGTACTATTGGTGCCGCGCCAACTTGTAACGGAAGTACTAATTGGGCACGTCATTTAGTTGCTGCTTATAGATTAGAAAGCGAAGCGTTCCATGGCACGTTAGTTAAAACACCTTTTAGAGTTGTTTATTCAGGACCTGGTGGATCTGCCGACACTAACGTTGGATGGAATAGCACGGTAATAGATTTAGGACCTGATAATGGTACAAACACTGGGTACGATAGATTATATGTGGCCGGAATTCAAAACACTGCAAGACATTACGGAACAGGTGTTTTAGTTAATGGAGCTATAACTTCTGACACAGCAACAACTATAACTGTTGACGGCACCGATGTTAGAAAGGTATTCTGTATAGGCGATGAGGTATACATACAGGCTGTTGATACCGCTTTAGGAACAATTAAATCTATGACACACGATGGCACAGATGGTACTATAACATTAAACGCAGCTATCGCTGGTGGAACAGATTTAACAGATGACCACGAACTATTAAATGCAAATCCATGGAGATTTAAACTTGGATTTGAAAGATAAAAATAAATAATTAACTTAAATTAAATAAAATGGCAAAAAGAAAAACAAAGAAAGTCGAGAAGGCTACAAAAATTACAAACGAAGAATTAAATCAAGTACAATCAGTAATTAATGATATAAACAGAACTCAATTAGAAGTAGGTAATCTAGAAACTAGAAAACATAATTTCTTACATCATATATCTATATTACAAGAAAAGTTAAATAAAATGCAAGATGAGTTTGAAAAGACTTATGGTACAGCTGACATTAACATTCAGGATGGTACTATAAACTATGAAAAAAATGAGCAAACTAATTAGAAAGATCACTGTGGGTAAAGATTATAAGGAAAACGCTATGCATTATGCAGTTGGTCAAGACGTTTATGGTGGACATACTATCTCTGATATTATAGAAGAAAAGGATAAATATTCTATTTATATTAGAAAAAACAAAGATGTGTTACCTTGGAAAGACTTTAACAAAAACATGGCGATATCTATAGAATATAACTTAGAGTACTAATGAAGGCGCCTTTTGACTTTGTTATAGAGCCAAAAGGAAATAGATATAATAATACTAAAAAAGTTGGAGATAAAGATTTTGTTATTAATACTGAAATAACTAATCATCAATTTGTTAATAGAGAAGCTATTGTTAAATCTATTCCCACAGCTTTTGAAACAGAAATAAAACCTGGAGACACCGTTATTGTACACCACAACGTTTTTAGACGTTGGCACGATGTTTATGGCAACGAAAAAAACAGCAGAAGTTATTTTAACGAAAATACTTATCTTATAAAAGAAGACCAAATATTTTTATATAAAAGAGATAACGAATGGAAGGCTTTAAAGGGGTATTGTTTTGTGCAACCTATAAAAGAAAGAAACCATTTAAATGTTGACAAAGAAGAAGAATGTATTGGTGTAGTTAAATATACTGATGGTAGTTATCAAAAAGAGGACTTAATAGGTTTTACTCCTTTTTCAACTTATGAATTTATAATCGACAATAAAAGATTATATAGAGTTATAAATAAATTTATTACAATTAAATATGAATACCAAGGAAACGAAGAAGAATATAATCCAAGCTGGGCAGAAAGCAGTTGAAGAGTTGATTAAAGTTGCAAAAGAACCTATTGTAGATTCAGACGACGATATATCAGCAGATAGATTGAAAAATGCCGCAGCCACTAAAAAACTAGCTATATTTGACGCATTCGAAATACTCACAAGAATCCAAGAAGAAGAAAACCTGCTTGAGGGCAAAGCACCTGAAGAGAGAAAGGAAACGACGTTTAAAGGATTCGCAGAAGGTAGATCTAAGTAATGTACAAGCAAAGTTTAGTTAAAGCTGTAGAACCTATTAAAAGAACCACGGTTACTAGAATGAATCGAGGTAAAAAATGGAAATACGGTTACAATAAAGAACATGATTTAATTGTGTTATCTAAAAATGGTGTAATAGGAGAGATTATAGAGATACAAAATTTAGTTATAGCTTTACCAAAATCACCTAAAGAGATATATAAACATCCAAGTAATAAATGGGTTAAACAAGAATACCCTAAAGAACTACAAAGGATTAAAAATATATTTGACTGGAGAAACTATCCAGACGAACAAAAAGAACAGTGGTACGATTATATAGACGAAGAGTTTAAACGTAGAGATGAAGGTTTTTGGTTTATGAATAATAATAAACCAACGTATATAACTGGAACACACTACATGTACTTACAGTGGAGTAAGATTGACGTTGGAGCTCCTGATTATAGAGAAGCAAATAGATTGTTTTTTATATTTTGGGAGGCTTGTAAGGCGGATAAAAGATGTTATGGTATGTCTTATCTTAAAAATAGACGTTCTGGATTTTCTTTTATGTCATCTGCGGAAACAGTTAACTTAGCCACTATTTCAAGTGATGCTAGATATGGAATACTATCTAAAACAGGTGCAGATGCTAAAAAGATGTTTACTGATAAAGTTGTTCCAATTAGTATAAACTATCCATTTTTCTTTAAACCAATTCAAGATGGTATGGATAGACCAAAAACAGAATTAGCTTATAGAGTACCAGCCAGTAAGTTTACTAGAAAGAAAATAACGTCTAATGAAAAATTAGAAGATATAGTAGGGTTAGACACAACTATAGATTGGAAAAATACTGGAGATAACAGTTACGATGGGGAAAAGTTAAATCTATTAGTACACGATGAGAGTGGTAAATGGGAAAGGCCTGATAATATACTAAACAACTGGAGGGTTACAAAAACTTGTTTACGATTGGGTAGTAGAATAGTTGGTAAATGTATGATGGGTAGTACTTCAAATGCTTTAGATAAAGGAGGAGATAATTTTAAAAAACTATATTATGATTCAGATGTTACGGAGCGTAACCGTAATGGACAAACAAGGTCTGGTTTATATTCTCTTTTTATCCCAATGGAATGGAACTACGAGGGATTTATTGATGAATACGGACAACCAGTTTTTAATAATCCAGATCATGATGTACTCGGACCAGACGGCGAATTAATAGATTATGGAATAATAGAGCATTGGGAAAACGAGGCTGAAGGTTTAAAGCAAGATCAAGATGCTTTAAATGAGTTTTACAGACAATTCCCAAGAACTGAAGAGCACGCATTTAGAGATGAGGCTTTAAATAGTATATTTAATTTAGTGAAAATATACGAGCAAATAGATTATAACGATGGAGTTAGAACTGACTCTACGTTTTCAGTTGGAAATTTTCAATGGGTAAACGGAATAAAAGATACTCAAGTAATGTTTTATCCAGATCCAAAAGGTAGATTTAAAATAAGTTGGGTTCCACCTTCCAACTTACAAAATAGAATAGTAATTAAAAATGGAATTAAATATCCAGCTAATGAACACATGGGTGCTTTTGGTTGTGATAGTTATGATATATCAGGAACGGTAGATAGAAGAGGATCAAATGGAGCTTTACACGGATTGACTAAGTTTAGTATGGAAGATGCTCCTCCAAATCACTTTTTTTTAGAATATATAGCCAGACCACAAACAGCTGAGATATTTTTTGAAGACGTATTAATGGCTTTAGTTTTTTATAGTATGCCGTTATTATGTGAGAATAACAAACCTAGATTATTGTATTATCTTAGAAGAAGAGGATATAGAGGTTATAGTATGAATAGACCCGATAAAGTTTGGAATAAGTTATCTGTAGCTGAAAAAGAAATAGGTGGAATACCAAACTCCAGCGAAGATATAAAACAGGCTCACGCAGCGGCTATTGAAATGTATATACAGCAGTATGTTGGTCATTTAGGTGATGGTAATTATGGTAATATATATTTTAACAAAACGTTAAATGATTGGGCTAGATTTGATATTACTAAAAGAACTAAATTTGATGCAACGATAAGTTCTGGATTAGCAATTATGGCTTGTAATAGACATCTTTATAGACCTAACGCTAAAATTGAAAAACCAAAATTAAACATTCACATATCCAAATATTCAAATAAAGGCGATATGTCTAAAATAATTAAAAATTAATATGAAGGAGTTTCCAAGTCAAGTAGTAAGCGATATAGAAAAGTTAAGTTTCGAGTATGGACTTAAAGTAGCTCAAGCTATCGAATCTGAATGGTTCGATAAAGACAAAAATAGAAATAGATATATACATAATAGAAGTAGCTTTCATAACCTCCGTTTATATGCTAGAGGAGAACAATCAATTCAAAAATATAAAGATGAGCTATCTATTAACGGTGATTTATCATATCTTAATCTAGATTGGAAACCTGTTCCAATTATACCAAAGTTTGTAGACATAGTTGTGAATGGTATGGCTAATAGAACTTATGATATAAAAGCGTTTTCACAAGATCCATTTGGTGTAGATAGAAGAACGCAATATATGAACATGGTGATGGAAGACATGAGAAGCAAAGATCTTAAACATTATGTAAGAGAAAACTTTGGAATGGATCTTTTTAATAATGATCCACAATTATTACCAAGTTCTCAAGAAGAGTTGGATTTACACATGCAGCTCAATTACAAACAAGCAATCGAGATAGCTCAAGAACAAGCTATAAACACTTTATTGGAGGGTAGTAAATACGAGTTAACAAAGAAAAGATTTTATTATGATCTTACAGTCTTAGGTATAGGTGCTGTAAAAACCAGTTTTAACACTTCTGAAGGTATAACTATAGATTATGTAGATCCTGCTAATTTAGTTTATTCATATACAGATTCTCCTTATTTTGAAGATTGTTATTATGTTGGTGAAATAAAATCTATTCCAGTAAACGAATTAGCAAAAGAATTTCCACATTTAGATTCTGAAACTTTAGAAGATATAATTAAAAATAACAACCAAAGTTTAGGAAGATATAACTCAGAAGTACATAGATCTAAAAACTCAGACAACAATAAAGTTCAAATTCTTTATTTTGATTACAAAACCTACATGAACGAGGTTTACAAAATGAAGACTACCGCAACGGGCGCTGATAAAGCAATACCAAAAGACGATTCTTTTAACCCTCCACATCAAACAGACAATTTTAACAAAGAACATAGATCTATAGAATGTCTATATGAAGGTGCTTTAATATTAGGTACAGAAAGATTAATAAAGTGGGAAATGTCTAGAAACATGATGCGAAGTAAAAGTAATTTAACAAAGGTTAAAATGAATTACAATATTTGCGCACCTAGAATGTATGAGGGAAGAATAGAATCATTAGTTAGTAGAATAACAGGTTTTGCTGATATGATTCAATTAACGCATTTAAAATTACAGCAAGTTATGGCTAGAATAACACCTGATGGAGTTTATTTAGACGCTGATGGACTTGCTGAAATTGATTTAGGTAATGGAACTAATTACAACCCACAAGAAGCCTTGAACATGTTCTTCCAAACGGGCTCTGTTATAGGTAGATCATTAACTAGCGAGGGAGATATGAATCCTGGTAAAGTACCTATTCAAGAAATACAATCTGGAAGTGGAGGACAAAAATTACAATCATTGATAGGTAATTATAACTATTATTTACAAATGATTAGAGATACGACTGGATTAAATGAGGCTAGAGATGCGGCACAACCAGATCCTAAGGCTTTAGTTGGTGTACAAAAAATGGCTGCAGCTAATTCTAATACAGCTACTAGACATATATTACAAGGCGGATTGTTCTTAACATCAGAAATATGTTACTCTCTTTCTTTAAGATTATCAGATATTTTAGAATATTCTCCTATGAAAGATATGTTTGTAGAATCCATAGGAGCTCATAGTACAGCTACTTTAGATGAATTATCAGAATTACACTTACATGATTTTGGTATATTTATAGAACTTTCTCCAGATGAAGAAGAAAAAGCTATGTTAGAAAACAATATACAAGTAGCTTTAGCTCAACAAAACATTGAACTAGAAGATGCTATCGATCTTAGAGAGATTAAAAATATAAAATTAGCTAATCAATTATTAAAGATTAGAAGAAAAAAGAAAATAGCTAGAGATCAAGAAATACAACAACAAAACATTAGAGCTCAATCACAGGCTAATATTGAGGCGCAACAAGCCGCGGCTGAATCAGAAATGCAAAAACAACAGATGTTAACACAAACATCTTTAGCTATAGAGCAACAGAAAAATCAACTTGAAATAGAAAAATTATATCAAGAGGCTGAGATTAAGAAACAATTAATGCAATTAGAGTTCCAATATAATATGCAATTAAAAGGCATGGAAAACCAAACGATATCAGCAAAGGACAAACAAAAAGAAGATCGTAAAGATAAAAGAACAAAACTACAAGCTACACAACAAAGTCAACTTATAGACCAAAGAAACAATAACAAACCACCTAAAAACTTTGAATCAACAGGTAATGATATACTAGGTGGATTTGATATGGCACAATTTGGCCCTAGGTAAACGCAATTTTTATTAATTATATAATATTTTATTATGGCAAAAAAGAAAAAAGAAACAGTAGTTGAAGAAACTACTAAAGAAAAAGTAATGGAGGAAACTCCCGTGGAGAAAAAAGAAAAAGAAACTCCTAAAATTGATTTAGAAAAATTTGACAGTAAAGACGATGAAACCGTTGTTAAAGTTGATCTATCTAAACCAGTAGAAGAAAAAAATGAAAAAGAGGAAGTTACAAAGGTTAATCTAAAAAAAGACAATCCTGATAACAAAGAAGATAGTGTTATAGAGGAGGTTGTTGAAGAAAATAAAGAAGAAGAGCCTAAAGAAGACACACCTATTATAGAAGAGGTTACAGAAGAAAATACCGCAGAAAAACATGCTGAGAAAGTTGCTGAGGTTATAGAGGAAGAAGTAAATAAATCTATAGAGGAAAATGTAGCTTTACCCGATAGTATTCAAAAGTTGTTAACTTTTATGGAAGAGACAGGGGGTAATTTATACGATTACGTTAAGTTAAATCAAGATTTTTCTGAAATGGATAACGACGCTTTACTTAGAGAATACTATAAACAAACAAAACCTCACTTATCAGAAGAAGAGGTTGAGTTTGTGATGGAAGATAAATTCTCTTTTGACGAAGAATCAGACGACGAAAGAGATGTAAAACGAAAGAAATTAGCTTTGAAGGAGCAAGTTGCTCAAGCAAAGCACCACTTGGAAAGTGTAAAATCCAAATACTATGAAGAAATAAAAAGCGGATTAAGGCTTCCTGAAGAAGCTCAAAAGGCTTTAGATTTTTTCAACAGATACAACGAGGAATCAAAAAAGAGTAATGAGGTGTTAGAAGACCAAGCAAAAGTTTTTAGAACAAAAACCGATAATGTTTTTAATGATAAGTTCAAAGGTTTTGAATATAATATTGGAGATAAAAGATTTAGGTTTAATATAAAAAACACTAGCGAGGTTAGAGAAACTCAAGGTGACATTAATAACTTTATAGGAAAGTTTCTTAGTAAAGATATGAAAATGGAAGACGCTGAGGGTTATCACAAGTCTCTTTATACTGCTATGAATGCAGATGCTATTGCTAATCATTTTTATGAACAAGGAAAAGCTGACGCTATCAAAGAAAGTATTGCTAAGTCTAAAAACATCGATATGACTCCTAGACAATCATACGGAGAAAACGTAAACACTAGTGGTTTAAAAGTTAGATCTCTTGACGATGGTCCTGATTTTAAGTTTCAAATTAAAAACAAAAAATAACAATTTAAAAATTAAAAATTATGGCAATTACTGCAGGAGGTAGTTTAAATAGCACGCCAGCTCCACAAAAGCAAACGTTAGCTACAAACTACTTAGATTTTACGGGTACCACAGACACAACGTGGGCTCAACAATACCTGCCTGATTTGATGGAAAAAGAAGCTGAAGTGTTTGGTCCTAGGACTATTTCTGGTTTCCTTTCTCAAGTTGGAGCAGAAGAAGCGATGATGGCTGACCAAGTAGTTTGGTCTGAACAAGGTCGTTTACACTTACATTATACTGGTGAGATCACTAATGGTGACGCTGGTACAATCGCAGGTGGACAAATTACTATTGGTAATGATATCGATGGTAAAGCAGCTGGTTCTAGTCACGGTGTTAGAAAAAATGATACTGTTATTATCGCTAGTTCTGAAGGTACGGTTAAAGCTTTAGTTACATTAGTAACTTCTGGTTCAGCTGTTATTGAAGTAGCCCCTTATGGGGTTGTTGACTTAAACGATGTATTTACAGATAGCCAAGGTGCTAACTCGGTTAACGTATTAGTTTATGGTTCTGAATACGGAAAAGGAGACAACTACGATGGAGGTTCTACAAGAGGCGCTAACGAACCTAAATTCCAAACTTTCTCTAACAAACCAATTATAATGAAAGATTACTACGAAGTATCAGGTTCTGATACAGCTAGAATTGGTTGGGTAGAAGTTTCTGGAGAAATGGGTCAATCAGGTTACTTATGGTACTTAAAAGCTGAGGCTGACACTAGAGCTAGATTTACTGATTACTTAGAGATGTCTATGTTAGAAAGTGTTAAGGGTGGTGTTGCTGGTGGTTACACTGGTGGTGTTGCTGATTTAACAGATTCTCACTTTGATCATTTAGGTGCTACAGATACAACTGGTACTCAAGGTTTATTTAATGCTATTGAAGAAAGAGGTAATGTTACTACTGGTGTTACTGGTGTTAACGCCGCTACTGATTTAGCTGAATTTGATGCTATCTTAGCTGAGTTTGATAAGCAGGGTGCTATTGAAGAAAACATGATGTTTGTAAATAGAGATACTTCTCTAGCTATGGACGACATGTTAGCTTCTATGAATTCTTATGGTGCTGGTGGTACTTCTTACGGAGTATTCCAAAACTCTGAAGATATGGCACTTAATTTAGGTTTCTCTGGATTCCGTAGAGGTTCTTATGATTTCTATAAATCAGACATGAGATACTTAAATGATAAAGCTACTAGAGGTGGTATTAACACTGCTTATACTGCTGGTGCTATTAGAGGAATGATTATTCCTGCTGGTACATCTACAGTGTATGATCAAGCATTAGGAAAGAATCTTAAACGTCCTTTCTTACACGTTAGATATAGAGCTTCACAAATGGATGACAGAAGAATGAAATCATGGGTTACTGGTTCGGTTGGTGCTGCTACATCTGCACTTGACGCGATGCAGATACACATGTTATCTGAAAGATGTCTAGTTACACAAGGTGCTAATAACTTCATGATAATGAAGTAAGCATTTATATATTAAAGAGTCGAGGCTTCGGCCTCGGCCCTTTATTTTTATTAATTTTATTATATATTATATTATGGCAAAAAAGAAAAAAATAGAGGTAGAAGAACCTCAAGTTCAAGAACAAATAGTAGAAACACCGGAAGATATTAGAGAAAAACCTCTTCCAACACCAGAAAATACGTGGGAAGTAAAAGATAGATTGTATTATTTAAGAGGTAGAGAAAAACCAATATCTTATATGATTAGATCTTCGGATATATATTACTTTGACGAGGATTTAGGTTATGAAAGAGAATTAAAATATACAAAAAACCAAAAAACTCCATTTGTAGATGAAATGAAGGGAGACCAAAGGTTAGATCATATAATCTTTAGAAATGGTAGTTTGTTTGTTCCTAGAAATAAACAGACGTTACAAAAATTATTATCTTTATATCACCCACATAGAGATCAAGTATTTGAAGAGTATAGACCTATTAAGGAGGCTGAAGATCAAATGACAGTATTAGAAATGGAAGCAGACGCTTTATTAGCTGCTAAAAACATGGATATTGACATGGCTGAAGCAATACTTCGTGTTGAGAACGGTTCTAGTGTATCTAACATGAGTTCTAAGGAACTTAAACGTGATTTACTTATATTTGCTAAGAAAAATCCTAAACTTTTCTTAGATTTAGCTACTGATGAAAATGTTCAACTTAGAAACTTTGGTATTAAAGCTACAGAATTAGGTATATTAAACCTATCTAGCGATCAAAGATATTTTTCTTGGGCATCGAATGGTAGAAAATTACTTACTGTTCCTTTTGATGAACACCCATATTCAGCTTTAGCCGCTTGGTTTAAAACTGATGAAGGTATGGAAATTTATTCCAATATAGAAAAAAGATTAAACGATTAATCTAACTGTAGTGGCAGTCGCCCTACGGGGCGATTGCAAACTACAAATTAAAAAGAAATTATGATAAGAGTAGATAAAATATATCAACGTGTTTTATTGTTAGCAAATAAAGAACAAAGAGGCTACATAACACCTCAAGAATTTAACGTGATGGCGAACCAGGCACAAATGGATATTTTTGAGCAATATTTTTATGACTTAAGTCAATTTAGAAGAAGACCTGGAAACGACACTGTTCATTCTGATATGGTAGATGTCTTAGAAGAAAAAATACAAGTTTTTAAAAAAGAAAATGAAGTGTCTTATAACACTACGTATGATCTTTATGGTCTAACTGGTCTTAGTAACTTATATAGAATCTCTAATGTAAGAAGAGATAGAATTTTAAACGCAAACGGAGGTGTTATAGCTGAAGTATCTAATATAGAAGAGGTTTCTCAAGGTGAACTTAATTATATGTCAACCCCACTAACTAAACCTAATTACTCTAGACCTGTGTATGTAAGAAAAGCAGATAGAATAAAAGTATACCCATCTCCCGCGCTTAGCACTAGTTACCCCATAAAAGTTGAATGGATTAGAAAACCCAAACAAGTTAATTGGACTTTTGTCGTTGTGGGACAAAGACCTTTATATAACGCTAGTGCTCCAGATCACCAAGACTTTGAGTTACATCCTTCAGAGGAAACAGAATTAGTATTAAAAATATTAACTTTAGCAGGTTTTACTTTGAAAGATGAAGCCCTATATAGTTTATCAGCACAAGAAGATGGAAATAATATTCAACAAGAAAAAATATAAATAAATGGCCATTATAACTAACTCCGCTCAAAACTATTATCAACAACTACCATCAAATACTCCAAACGACTATGGACGTGATCTTGGTGGATATCAATTTGTTTCACTGAATAATATAATAGATCAGTTTATGTTCGCTTATGTTGGTGAAGAAAAAATAATTGGTAAAATAAGAAGAGCTGATGTAGCTTTTCACGCGCAGAGAGCTTTGGCTGAGCTTTCTTTTGATACATTTAAATCAATTAAGTCGTTGGAAATAGCACTTCCTCCATCTTTAACAATGATACTACCTCAAGATTATGTTAATTACGTTAGACTTTCTTGGTCCAACGGTGACGGTATACATCGTAGATTATATCCAACTCGTTATACGTCAAATCCTTTTAGAATAAAACAAGACGATGATGGTAATTATGAATTTACCCCTAATTTTGAATTAACTCAAAACAATGAATTTAGCGATGGTATTCTAGCGCCTTGGTCAAAAGTTAATCTTTCATCATATATGTCTGGAAGAGCTGGTAGAATGGATAGGATATGGATTTCTAGTGGTAGATTAGCAATGCAAACACATCCTTTATTACAAAACGTACAAAATGCAAATGGATCTAGTCCTGGTCAGGCTGCTAGCGTGGGAAATTCTATACTTTCAGTTTGGCAACAAATTGACGTAAGACTTGTTGAAACTTTAAACATAGAAGCAGCAGGAGAATCTGCGGCCGCTACATATGTTACGGGTAGTTCTGGAACTATTAGTGACGTTGGTAAATTATGGTTTGGAATTAGTTCAACAGAACCTACTCCTTATACAAGCGCAGATCCCAATCACAACAAACCTGCTTTTGGTATTAATCCTCCTGATTTAGGTTATTTAGAGTGGATAGATGGAACGGCAACTTCTATAGTAAAAAATACAGAAATTGACGTTTCTGATTACGACACAGTTTGGGTGTTAATTACTAGTACTACAGTTTGGAATGACACTACGTATGATGCTGGTACTGATACTATGTTAGGTTTTACTAATTTAACTGGACCTCCTGTTAAATATAATTATAATTATACTGGAAACGTAGCTGTGAATTATATAGATAATATATCAGTTACTTCAGAATCTACAGAAGATCTTTTGTTTGAAGGTTCAAATATGTGGTCTAATTATAGCGATCTTAGCACATCAACAACTGATGATGCTGAAGCGTATAATTACGATACTGATATATATGATTTAAATATTGGACAAAGGTATGGTATAGAGCCAGAACTAGCACAAGTTAACGGTTCTTTTTATATAGACGAGTTAAGAGGTAGAATAAACTTTAGTTCTAATATGTCAGGTAACGATATAATATTAGAATATATAAGTGATAGTTTGGGGACTGGAGGAGAAGGCATGGTGCATAAACTAGCGGAAGAAGCTATGTATAAATGGATACTATGTGCTGTTATGTCAACAAGAATGAATGTTCCTGAATATGCTATTGCTAGATACAAAAAAGAGAAATTTGCAGCTGTAAGACAAGCTAAATTAAGATTATCAAATTACAAGATTGAAGAGATCGCTCAAATAATGAGAGGTAAGTCTAAATGGATTAAACACTAATATATGCCAGAGATTAATAATAACTTTTCTCAAGGTAAAATGAATAAAGACCTTGATGAGAGAATAGTACCTAGTGGTGAATATAGAGACGCTAAAAATATACAAGTTTCAACCTCTGAAGAAATGGGCGTTGGGACGGTGCAAAATATATTGGGTAACGATAGATTAGATACCATTATAACAGGAATATATAAATGTGTGGGTGTTATTTCTGACGAAAAGAAAGATGTTTTATATTGGTTTGTTCATTCTGAAGACGAGGCAGATGCGATTATAGAGTATAAAAGAGAAATTTTGTCTGGTGAAGAACAACATGTTATAACACCTATTATAGTAGATAGAAATAAAGATGTTTTACATTTTACAGAAGACATAATAACAGGTATCAATATTATTGATAATCTATTGTTTTGGACGGACAATAAAACAGAACCTAAAAAAATAAATATTGATAATTTTAAATTAAATAATCATTCAGATTTAAGTACTCATAGTGATTTTTATGTAAAAGAAAAAAACATAGGACAAGTTTTAGAAGAGCATATAACAGTCATTAAACAAAAACCCACTTCTCCACCTGATATTGAAGTTATAAAAACTTCAGAATTTGATATTCTTACTTTTGATTTTAAATTCAGTGATAACAATAATACTCAACTAGAGATTGGGGATACTGTTGAAATAAGAGTAGAACGTAAAGATCCAATCCCTGGTAGCATAGTTTTTAGGTATCAATATTCTTGGACAACCGGAACAACTTTTTTAGTTAACGCGGTAAATAGTCCCTACACACTCCCCGCTAATTATCAAGTAAAACTTCAAGTTACTAGTTGGCCAGCAACTGAAATAGGAAATCCAGGATATCATGTTTATACTCTTGAGGTAGTTGAAATAATGGCTTCAACACCTCTTGATTTAACTGAATATAATATAATAGAGTTTTTAATGGACGAAAATATATTCCATAAAAAACTACCAAGATTTTCTTATAGATATAAATATCAAGACGGAGAGTTTTCTGCTTTCGGTCCCTTTTCACAACCTATTTTTAACCCAGGTGTTTTTAGTATGCATGCTACCAAGTCTCCTTTTAATACTGGTATGCAAAACTATATAAAATCTATAAATATAAGAGGGTTTGTTCCGTATGATATACCAAACGGTGTTGTAGAAGTAGAATTACTTTATAAAGAAGATGGTTCACCGGTTGTTTATAGTATAGAAAAAATAGGAAATGAAGACGAAAGATGGAGTAAAGAATACGATGAGTTTAAAGAATATAATATATATGCTGGCTTTAGTACAGTATATGACATAGCTAACAGCAACAAAGGTGTTTATCAACTTACTAACGAGTCTATATTCGCTGCTGTTCCAGAGAATCAAATGTTACGAGCGTGGGATAATGTACCTACTAAAGCGATGGCTCAAGAGATAACGAGTAATAGAATAGTATATGGAAACTACGTTCAAAACGTACCTTTAAAAGATAAACACGGTAAAGATGTAAAATTAAATATTTCAGCTCAACACACTAAAAGAGTTTTTAAACCTGGTGATGAACTTGATTTTACCCAAGGAAAGAAATCTATAAAATCACAAAGAATTTACCAAGTTGGAGTTGTTTTAGGCGACAAATACGGTAGAGAAACGCCAATAATAACAGATACTAGCGCTATTGTAACAATCCCTTATAATGAAAATCCAAACGCAACATCTACAAATCCTAATGGTGAGTTATCTAAATCTATAATAGCAACATATTCATTGAGATACAACAATGGAGACAGCGTTCCACCTGCTAATTATCCAGAACACATTAAATATCTTAAGTATTATGTAAAAGAAACATCTGGAGAATATTATAATTTAGTATTAGATAGGGTATATAAATCTAGAGAAGATGGTAATTTATGGTTATCATTTCCTTCTTCTGAAAGAAACAAAGTAAGTGAAGATGATTACTTAATACTAAAAAAACAGGTAGATAAAGACGAACAAGTACAAGAGGAAAACAAGTTCAGGGTAATCGATATAAAAAATGAAGCACCTGATTTTATAAAAAGAAAATATTCTGAAATAGGTGCTGGTAATGGAAACGGGAGTATTACTAATTTATTTACTGATAACACCTTATATCCTGTTGCTGGATCTAATACATTAGGGTTTAGCAAGACATTTTGGATGAGCAACGAAACTAATCCTGATTTAGAGTTATTATATAATCCTACTGATAACGAGACTCAATTATTTTTATCTTTTCAAATAACTAATGGAGACACTAATATTGTTTCTAAAAAATATAGTGTTGAAAGCGTTATTGATGATACAGGATTATATGTTATAACTTTAGGTGAGGATATTTCTGCAAGAGACTCCTGGATTCAAAGTAGTCTTGGGGTTTTAGATTCAAGTTTAGTTGTTAAGGCTTATAAAGAAAAATTACAAGAATGGGAGGAGTTTCAAGGTAGATTTTTTGTTAAAATAACAGAAAATTTAGTAACTCAAAAATATTTAGAACCTAGTTTGATAGGTACCACATCGCTACAAGTTGCAGAATATGCGCCATTGTTTTTCCTTTCAGATTATCCAAATAACCAAGCTAAGATAGGTCAATCTTGGGCAAGATATAATGGTGTTGTTTTAGCTGGAACGTCGCCAGCCACACAAGTATTAGACAAGACAACAGCTTGGGGTAATAGTGGGTATGGTAGTATATTATTAAATAAGTGGACTGATACCGACTCAACTCCTGGTAACTTTATTTTTAGTAGTGATCCACATGCTATAACTTCTAATTGGTTTATTGACGCGATGTATGCTGCTTCAATGCAACCTGTTACAGATATTAATAACACGTCTGAATTTGATGTAAATCAATCTGGGCATTTGTGGAGAGCAGTTACTTCTGGTGCTAATAGTAGTGGTAAGGCTGTAGTAGATAGTTTTGAGGGTATTGTTACAGTAAGCGGTTCGTATACGGGTGGTAGTTTTCAATTAAGAAGCGGGTTAGTTAGTCAAGGTGGAGTAAATGATGATACTTACGAAAAATCTGATGGTGGAGGATCTGGTGGACACTTTATGCATCTTTCTTATGGTCCTGTAGGTGAAGATCTTCATGATGGAAACTTCTCAGAAACATTTGTTGGTACCACAGATGAAAGCGATATAGATACTTGGGATTTGCAAAATATAATTAATCACGGTAGTAGTATTGCTCCTGATACAGCAACTTCAAACGAAGACCCTACAGTAGTTGAAAAACAATGGAACCCTACATCTAATAACGCGGCAAACCAAAATTTTATAGATAAAATAACTACAATAGGTAGTAAATTTAAATTCGAAGGTGATTCTAGTAATACAATTTACACCATATTAAAAGTAACACCAAGAAGAGTTTACAATCATACACCTTGGCGTAAGCAAAAATACTGGGATGGTGATAGTGGTACATATAAGCTTACAGGTTACAGTGTAGAGGAAGCTTGGGATACGTGGGAGGATAATCAAACTACAGCTAATTTCACAGCTTTAAAAAATAAAATTAAAAACTTTGGTAGAGCTCATAATAGAAGAATGATGTACATTATAGAACTAGACAAAGATCCCCAAGCTCAATCATGGAGACCAGATGATAGTACTAATCTAGATAACGAAACTTCTACAGGTATGCAATTTATAGAGGCTATTTATGATGATGACGCTGTGTTAGCTAGTAGTAATCCTGCTGTTTTTGAAACTGAACCAAAAGAAGGTGTAGATTTAGATATATTTTATGAAGCTAGTGGTTCTCAACCTTTTGTCGTAAACGCTAGTTCTCCAACTTTTTCACAAGAATTAACACATCTATTAGCCCCAATAGGAACTAAAGTTCGTTGTAATAAAACTAATTCTATGCCTCTTGAGATTATTGATTTTAATTGGGATTTCTCAAGTCCTGGTTGGACTTATGGAGATGAACAAGTTCAAAGAATTTTAAGTTGGAATGATAACGAAATAGAAATATGGCCTGGATTATGGCCAGATGTTGTCACTCTATTAAATGACGGCTCAACAGCTTCAGCTACAAGTTTAAGCGACCAATCACAACAATATAGAAATAAAACTTTATTTTTTATAAGAGAGGATCTTAGTTATACCAGTGTTAATATTTACAGCGTAACAGAGATTAAGAACACTGCTTTAGTAGGCACCTCAGATAAGATAACAAAATTTAGGATAACTATAACTCCTAAATGGACTTCTTTGCCTTATTATAATTGTATTTCTTTTGGAAATGGAGTTGAATCTAATAGAATTAGAGATGATTTTAACCAAAAATTTATAGCAAATGGTGTAAGAGCATCGGCTCCTATACCAACTGACGTCCTTAAAGAAGAAAGAAGAAAAAATGGTTTAATATACTCTGGTATATATAATTCTACGAGTGGGGTGAATAATTTAAATCAATTTATACAAGCAGAAGCTATAACGAAAGACTTGAATCCTACTTACGGTAGTATACAAAAGTTGTTTCAAAGAAGAATATCATTAGTTGCATTTTGCGAGGATAGGGTTGTTGATATAGTGGCTGGAAAAGACACTTTGTACAACGCTGATGGTAACACGCAGTTAGTAGCGACCAACAGAGTCTTAGGTGATGCGAATCCTTTTGTTGGAGATTATGGTATATCTACAGACCCATCTTCTTTTGCAAAAGAATCTTATAGAGCGTATTTTACAGATAGACAAAGAGGCGCTGTTTTAAGGTTATCTATGGACGGGATAACACCTATATCAGACGCTGGAATGCACACGTATTTTAAAAATATATTAAGAGATTCTGGTGCTATAATTGGTAGCTATGACGATTATAAAAGAGATTATAATATAACTATATTAGCCGCTAATCCAGAAATTTTACCTAATCCATTGTTTAGAAATTCTACTAGTGGAGAACAACTTTTAAACAACACTGATTTTTCTGAAACAGAATTAGGTACTGAACGTTTAGATGGTGGAGAGTTTGATACTGTAATTCCTAACGCTTCTTGGGAAGCTAAACACAGTACCGGAGGTACACCTCCTTCTTCTCCAACTAATTTTGAGATGGCATTTTCATCATCAGAACCTTGGAATGGAGCTTTTTTACATATTAAAAATCTAGAAAGACCAGATACTACTGGTTACATAGAAAATAATACGGTAGATGATTTAGTTATTGGTGAAACTTATGAAGTGTCTTTCGTATACGAAGTTTTAAATGAAGGTTTAGTATTTAACGTTGGTGGTACTACACCTTTATCTAGTGATCCTCTATTTAATACTGGAACAGTTGGTGGTATTACTGGAACTGGAGTTTTTAAAGAAACCTTTGTCGCTACACATGCTGCTGAAATTTTTAGATTTTGGGGACCTGTAGGGGCCTCACCCGGAGTAGAAGCCTATATAGATAAGTTTAGTGTTAAAAGAATAAAAGCTAAAGATTGGGATGAAGACGTTGTTGGTACATGGAAAACATACGAGGGAAAAGCAGAGCACATAAGTGGAACTGGTTATTTACAACAAACATTACCAAGTATTTTAACAAACACGTATGAGTACGAGCTTACGATGGATGTTCCTTATGACGATGGAGATTTAAAACTTAATTATTCAGAGGGTAATCAAGCAGATTTAGATATACACGTTTCTAATAATAAGGGTATAATTATGTGGGAGCAAGATGAACCAAACATAGATATTATAGGTATACAAAACTCTAACGGTACTGGGACTGGTATAATAGACAATATAAAGTTACAATTATTAGCCCGTCCGTCTGGATGGGAGTTTGATCATAATTTACCTTCGGGTAATTTTGGAAAAAGAATAAGTTATTGGGGACCTTCTATTAAATTGTTTCATAAAGATTCTAACTCTTCCAACCCTATAACAGCAATTAAAACGGTTGATAAAGTAATTGAGGCTGGAAAGCTATATGATTGGAGTATAGATGTAAAAGCGGTATATGCTGGTAGTTTAGAAATATTTTCTAATGGTGAGGTAAAAGATGAAAATGGTAATATTTTAACCGAGGCGAATGGTACTATAGTAGAAACAATTGATACAGTGGGTAGACATTCTGGTACGCTTAAAACGAACGCAAGCGCTGGCGCAGAACTTTATATAAGAGTTGGAGATACTACACATACTAATATTGAATTTAGTGATGTTTCATTAAAAGAAAATGTAGATGAAAGGAATAGAACTGTAACGTTTAGTGAAGATGTTAGAGGTTGGACTAGCTTTAAGTCATTTATTAAAGAAAACGGTGTTAGTATGTCCAACAATTATTATACTTTTGATAACGGTGAGTTGTGGAAACACCACTCTATTGATGTTGATCGTAATAATTTTTATGGAGATCAATATGAGTCTAGCGTGACAACTATATTCAACCAATCACCAGGTGTAATTAAGAATTTTAACACTTTAAATTACGAAGGTACACAGTCTAGAATAGATCAATTTACAACAGAAACAGTAGAATTACCAGTTCCTATGTCTGGACCTGAGTTAATAAGTAATAATGATTTTAGTAATATAACTACATACCCAGAAATACTTGTTAATGGTAGTTTTGATGAGTGGATACAAGGTGGTCTTCTTACAGATAATCCTGATAATTGGAGTCCTATTACTTGGGCGTATATTCAAAGTGTTAATTTATCCTTTTCAACACCTAATTATTGGCAAGTTGGAGGTAATTTACCTATATCTGCAAATTATTTTGATACTGGTGGTGATGTAAATTGGGTGGGTAATCAACTTGATCAACAATCGCTTCAAGAAATCACAGATAGTGATTTACTATTTCAAGCTGGGGCAATTATACCTGGTTTTGCGGATGGCGTGAAAAACGACATAAACATATCACAAGATGTTACTCTTGAGTTAAATACATTATATCATTTTACTATGGACGCTGAATATCTAAGCGTGTTTTCTGCGGCGCCAGTACATATGGTTTTAGATGATGGTGCGAGTGGTATAGATATCGCTCCAACGCCAAGCTCGGGTATTGCTAGTGGTTTATTTACGACAAATAACGACCAAACTACTAGTTTGCAACTACAGAACGGAGATGAAACATCAGCAATCACTGGGTTAGTAGGGACTAATATGAAAGTTGATAATGTTTCTCTTAAAAAAGCACCTATAATAACCGACTGGAAAAGACGTGTGGAATTAGCAAATCCTGGTGAGTTTAAATTTGACCCATTGTCTTTTGATCAAGACGGTTTGAGAATTACAAATGTAAATATGGTTGGTGCTACTTTCAATAATATATGGCAGTTTATGGGTGGCGCGTTACAATTAGACTCTACTTATACATTACAAGTCGTAGTTGAGGACATGACGGTGGATCAATTTACAGTTGTACTGAATGATCACGACGATAGTTTAGCGTTTACATATCCTCAAGGAACGGAGTTTGAAGAAGAAATTATAATCAACAAAACTGATTTTGATAATGGCCAAACGGTTTTTGAGTTAACGTTTAATACTCCAGCATCGTTTGCTACATGGTTAAATTCAGATGGTTCTATAAAGATAGAAATGTTTAATCAATATAACACTGGAGATGAGGATAAATATATTGAATTGACAAGTGTTTCATTAACGAGAGTTATAGACGAACAAAACTTTACTGATGGAGAGTTTTTTAACTTAGAAGCTAATACAGGTTGGTTTGTAGAAGATATTTTTACAGACCAACAATCAGGTTCTTTAATAGAATTTATAGAAAAGGAAGGAAAATGGTTTAACTATATAAGAGGTGATGAATTAGTTTTAGATACCTCGGCCTTTAATTTTCAAGGTATAGGTGTGTGTAACGCTGTTGATATAGAAGTAATAACTTTACCAGACGAAGAATAAAACTATGGGATATAAAGAGCAAAATAAAATTGGGGCAAAACTTATAAAAGGTATGAGTGTGGATACCTCTACGATATCTACTTTTGGAGGAAATAAAGAAATCACAATAAGGGGTGATCAAGATGCTGTTTTTAGTATACAAGTGAAAAATTCTACAGATCAATTTTACAACTTTGTAGACACTGCTTTTAGTTCGACTATAACATCTTCATCAAGATTGGCAAATGTTACATTACAAGGTACTTACAATACCACTATAGTTTTTCCATCAAAAGCAGCTGGAGATACTTATACAATATATATTTGGGCAGAACCACATTTTAATACTGAACATTGGATAGGTTTTAATAGAAAAAATTGTGTATTAAAAACTGTTAATATACAACAGGGTAGTGTTAAATACATAAGACTTGGTTGCGCTAGCGATCAAAGCAGTGGTAAGTTTAGTGGTTTATACGATGCTAGTACAGCCTCAACATATTCAACATCTAGTGGTTCTAATTCTTTAACTTATAATGATGTTATTAGTTTTGAAGAAACTATATCTGATCCTAGTTCACCTAGCTTTGGTTATAAAACATCTACACCCCTTGTTGATAGAGAAGACTTAGTATTTGTGGAAACAACACAAGGCCCTGGACTTTCTTATATTGCATCAGCACAGCAACCATCAGATGGTGATTTCTATACCGTTGTAACTACACAAACAAATGGTAGTGGAACTGATTCAACGAGTATGATCGTAGATAGCGTAGATGGATTAGTTGAAGGTATGAGTTTAGTTAGCATAGCTGATAGTAGTGATTTAGAACAAAGCGGGACGTTAGGTGTTTTAACATACCCTACTATTACGTCTATAGATGTAGACGGGAAAACATTAACTCTTTCAGCCGCTCCTGATTGGGGAGATGATAAGGCTGTTTCTTTTAGAGCTTACGGATCTGAATTAATAAACGAATCAACAGGTATACAAGTAAGTTTCGAAAACTTTAAATACACACCTGTTAATAAAGATGGAGATGAAGGCGGTGTGTCTACTGTTGCAATAAACGGTGATCAAACCGGAACTTCTCTAGCCGTTGAAGGTATTAGTGGAATATCAGCGGGCTCTATATTGGTAGGACAAGGATTGTCAGGAGCTCATGCTTCTGGATTTCCAGCTATATCGTCAGTACATGCCACTGGAACACCTATAGTTGTAGACACTTCAGTTACAGTGTCTGATGGTCAATTGGTAGAAGTTCACGGTAGTGTAGACGCTATAAAAGTAACTGGAGAAATGCGTATAAATAGGTATCCTTCTACTGATACAGTTATATATTTAGACATTGATAGAGGGTTTGTATTAGGAACAACATCTTAAAATTATGGAAAGAATAACAATAAATTTTGATAGTAACACAATAAATAGCTCTGTTCAAATAGGTGATTTAGCTTACTTTAGAACACCAGCAACAGTTGGGGGTTTTTTAAACACAGGTGGTGAACCATTACTTTTTGGAGTTATAGTTGATTTAGATAGAGAAGGTGGATGGATTATAGTTGAAGATGAAAACGAGGATTTACAAGATCCCGCACCAGGAGACTTTATAATGTTTGCAAAAAATAGCGTTGTAAACATATCTGGTTTAACTGGTTATTTTGCTCAAGCTAAATTAGTTAATAATTCTCTTGATAGAGCTGAACTATTTAATATATCTACAGGGATATCAATAAGTAGTAAATAATGTGTAAAAAGTGTAATTATAGATAAAACAATAGAATTATGGCATATAATAACAAGAAAAATAGTGAATCACCAGCTAAATTTATAAATTTATTATTTGGTGGGGCAAGAAGAAGAAGAGAGCAAAGAGCCGCTAATGAAGATTTTGAATATTGGATGGATAAATGGGATAACCAAAAAATGGAAAATCCCTATGCTGGTGTTAAAAATCCTTATGAAAACCTACAAAATAGGTATGAAAATATGGAGAACACTATGGAAGATCTAACTGTTAATTTAAAACAAGCAGAGTTTCAAAAAGAACAAACCCAACAATCTATGGCTAATATAATGGCTGGTATGCAAGGAGCTGCCGGCGCTAGTGGTATTGCTGGTTTAGCTCAAGTTTTAGCTAATCAAGGAGTTAAAGCCGCACAAGAGTCAGCTGCTGATATAGGTGCTCAAGAAGCTCAAAATCAAAAATTATCTAGAGAAATGGCTGCGCAAAACCAAAGAATGCAATTAGGGGAACAAGCTAGATTAGATCAATTAGATGTAGAGGGAGAACAAAAAAGAGATTTAATGGAAAGAGAAGGTCAAAGAATGGTAGACGCTTTCGAACAGAAAAAACTAGATCAACAATTAGAATGGTCTATGCAAAGAAAAGGTGCTGCTGATTCTGCGAGAGACCAGGCACGTGCAGGAATAGACAGTATGATTGGAAGTGTTGCTGGTAGTATACTATCTGATATAAGATTAAAACATAATATAACGCCTACTGGGTTCTCTAAATCTGGTATACCTACATACACATTTAGTTATATAGGTGATAATAAATTATGGTCTGGAACTATGGCTCAAGATTTATTAGACTTAGGTATGGATAATGCTGTTGTAATGAATCCAAATGGATACTATAGTGTTGATTATAGCACTATAGACGTTGATATGATAGCTAAAAATTAAACAATATGTCTGAGATAAAATTAAAAAAGTATTTTGAAAACATGCCTTATGGGGAGAACTCCCTAGCCTCTGAGGTTCATGGCCCACGTAATCAAGAAACTATAAATAACATAGTAAAAGAGTTGGTGGAGATGTATGATTACAACATGTCTATAGGTGAAAAAGGAAAAGCTACTGACGCTGAAAACACTATAAAACATCTATCTAAACAATTGCAAAACTTAAAAAGTATAAAAGAAGAATATGCTTTAAATATGGGTGGGGGAGCTAGAGGAAAGAAACTTTTTTCTAATTGGACAGATACTACCTGGGATGATTTCTTTTTTACAGAGAAAGGTGTTATAGATGTTGATGAAAATTTTGATATTATATGTGATGTGCCAGGGCTATCTTATCCTTATAAAAAAATAGAAGATATAACAGAAGACTGGGAAGTTATAGGTGATTGGATGATGAAGTTTCATGATGCAAAAAGAGAGCTTTCTACATCTTCTAATTCTTTAAAACCACCTAGTTTTGATGCGGACTTTTTTGTACATAATCTATTAAAAGAAAACTGGAGAAGTATGTTGACAGATGAAATGCCAGGTGGAGGTTATTTCTTACAAAATTGGTTAGCAGAAAACGTAGATCAATCTGGTAATGTTATGAATCAACTAGTTAATTTAGGAGACAGACTTGATAAACAGTCTTTTAATCCAGATAAAGATACTAGATTGCATGATTATTACGCAAGAATACTAAAAACAGCTAATGATCCGAACTATTTAACCGCAGCAGAATCTAATCTTGCAGATAACTTAATGAGAAAAACAAACAATAAAAATAGATTGTTTCCAAATAAAATCGTTTAATATATAATTATGGCATACGCAAATTACACTATAGATGAAAATATATTGCAACAGCTTCTGCAACCTTATATAGATGATGGTTATACAGGGGAAAATCTTGAAATTATTAAGAAAAAAATAATTCAAAACCATAAAGAGCAAGAAGCTTTATCTAAAGCTAATCCATATCCATGGGCTCGATCAAATAGAAAAAATCAAGGGCAATTTTTAGCCAATTTCAAACCAATAGGCTCTACAGACGTTGCTACAACTGATCAAGAAGAAGATACTTATCCTTACGGGAAAATACAACTTATTCATCACACTACTAGTTTTGGTGATAATAAAGCCACTCCTAATGTTGGTAAAATACTAACACACGAAGAGTATTTAACTGAAGACTTTTCGGACGCTGGGGTTCTTGATATGACTGAAGTTGTAAAACCTTCAACCACAACCGCTAAAGAGACTTTAGTAAAATCATACAACGGTTTAAATAAAGACGATGCGAATTATATAGTAGATAATGAATTAATTGATCCTGAGGATTATGTAGACGCTAACGTTGGAGATAATGTAACTGTAGTTAATAGTTTAAATCCATTTAAAGATAGTGAAGATAGAATTAATTTTCAAAATTATTTTAATGAAAAAACTGGAACTGAATTAAAAGATACAGACGACTGGAATGACGAGTGGGACAAAGCTTGGAATGATCACGGTATAGCATTTTTAAAATCTATAGGCGCTAGTAATTCCAAAAACAACGTTATGTCTAGGTTTGTTATAGACGAGGGACTTCTTTTATATAATGAAGTAGATATAGAAAATGGTGCTTTAGTAGAAAAACCAGGAAGTTTAGAAACCACCAAGGGTATTTATGAAGTATACAAAGCTTTTCCTCTTGATGTTACAAATACTATAACTAAAGCTCAAATACGAGCAAGGTACGGTGGTGACCAAGACCAATATAAGTATTACGACTTTAAACACTCTGACGAAATGGAAACCACTGACTTAGAGGTATTTAAGAAAAGTGGTGTTTCAGTAGATCACTTTATGAGTATTGGTGGAAGCGATAAATTATTGTCATTTGAAGAGTTAACTATAGAAATACTACCAAATCTTAAAGAAGATTTAAATTGGACGCCTGAGGAAGGAGTTTATGATGAAGATCAATTAAAAGATATAGAAAATCTTAAACAGCGTTTTAAAACTGGATTAGAAGGACTAGGAAAAACAAACATAGATGATCTTAGTAAAGATGAATTTATGGAAATATTCAACGTTGCTTATAATGGTAAGGCTATTCTTCTTTTCGATGAATATCAAAAAGAAAATCCAGAATTAACTTTAGCTGAAGTTGACAACGTGGAACTGGGAGATTTACCTGGTTATGATGATAATAAAAGATCAGAGACCTTTACATCAGATGGTGAGTTAAAGCAAAGACACGAAATTAGATATGAAGATTTTGGAAATGTTTTAGATTACGATCAGCAAGACGAAGAAGAACAATCAAAATATAATAGCGATTTAAGTAAAAAACTAAGAAGACTTGGTTGGAGAGTCCTTGATTCTGCCCCTCAAGGTTACGATGGTCCTGGGCATGGAGACAAATGGGGTTATGATGTTATATTTATAGGCCCTGCAAATGGAGCGGCTTCAGATTATAAAGCTTTTTTGTTACCTACAGAACACAATTACGATTTTGGGTTGTTTTCAGACGCGGAAGATTATACGAGCGAGTGGAACCAGTTAGCTAAAAACATAAATCAACATATTAGAAACGTAGAATCTAGAGGTTATGACCCTGAAATAAAGGTAGCTAAAGATAAAATGGTGAGTGAGATTATGGATGATATGTCTCATAAAAAACATTCAGGTCAATTTGATATTTTTCATTTAGACGAAGAGGTTAAAGAAAAAATGATACAAGTAGTCAAAGACGAACTCGGAGTTGACAACATTACAGATGTAACACATGATCAATTAATAGGTATAGATTGGCAGAGACTTCTTAATCAAGGCTCTGGAACTTGGTTTAATGATTCTCAAAAACAAGATATAATAGATTATTATAAAAATAAGTTTGGTCAAGGATACGGATGGCCAAGTATTTTTAGTAAAGAACTAGGAAAAACTAGTGAAACCGACATGGGGTTTTTAGGGGCGACAAGCTGGGAAATGGAGGGAGAATATGCCGTTTTAGGAGAACACCACGTAGAACAAGTTGTAGAGGAAGTTTTTGAAGCTTTAGTAAAAGAACAAATAGGTGTTATACAGGATGAAATGTTTGGTAGTATAGGCGAAATATATAACTTTAATGAAAGAACAGGGGCGGGACCTGAAAACGCTGAATTATTAATTAAAGCTTATAACGACAAACAGATAAACAACGTAAGTAATCCTGACGCTAAAGAAGCTATGCGTTTAGCTTTACATAGATATGATATAATTCAAGACACAGATAGCTTTGATGAAAATGGTTTATTAAAACCAGAGATCAAAGAGAAATTAAAAGATATAGAAAATCAAATTGAAGATCTTAGAGCAACTGGTTATGATAGTCAATTTGTAGTTACTGAAACAGGTAAGTTTATATTTACAGACGCGCAGGGTAATTTAGTTGATGCCTCAAAATATGATGAAAGCGTGGGGTATGAATACACTGAGGCAGATATGTCACTTTACAAAATAAGAGTTGAAGAGGCTATAGAAAATATAGAAGTTTCAGGCGAATTAAAAATAGATGATGAACTTGCTGTGGCTTATAACAGTGTTTACGGAGACCAAGAAGAAGACGAGGAAATAACACTTGATGATAGTAAAAGAAAATTATCAAAATACGAGGCTGTAGTATTATACAGAAATCAGCTTATCGAAGAAAAAATGTATAGAGATTTTATCGGTAAGAAAAAAGTTCAAATTGTTGTAAATGATAAAAACGCTTGGTTAAAACTTGATGAATTAAGCTGGACTACAGCTGGAGAGAAACCGCCTACAACTTACGATTGGTACGGTGGAAGCACTTATACTGGTGATGGTGGTAGAATTAAATTTGTTGGTGTAAATAAAAACGGTAGAATATATGAAGTAGAACAAGGTATTTTATCAGAATATTACAAGCAAATAATAGATGGAGATGGAGTTAATTTTTGGGGAGACATAGTTAGCACATCAGGAGGAGGAATGAATGTGGAGCGAAAAAATATAGAAACAAGCGCTTATAAAAGTAATAGAGGATATTTCGCACCCTTAAACGAAGATGAGTACGCTAAGTTTGGGTTTTGGGACTATGTATCGCCTTGGATAGCTGGTAACGAAGAAGAGACTACGGCTTTTACAAACATGTTGTTAGATCAAAGAGATGATTATAGAGAGTTAATAGGAAACTTACAAGTCGCTGACATGATATTTTTACACAGCACAGATCCTGCTACTTTAACTGATTCTTTTATAGAAGAAACTACTGATTTAGTTTTTCGTGGCGGTGAAGTATTGATGGACGCTTTAGATTCTTATGGTGTTGAAGCTGTAGAAAGAAACGACCAGGGAGAATACATAGGAAGCGGTGGATTACTAACGGCTTTCGGTGTAGAAGGTGCTAGTCAATTCGAAACAAGTTCTATGACTAAATTAGATCATTTCAGTAATTTTATGGCGGGCGCTGGGATAGATCTTACAGAAGATCAATTAAGAGAAACTACTAGAGGTGCTTTTTATTCTGCTTTTGAAAACACTGTTGGTTTCATGCCTACTTTAGCTGAATTTATAGTAACAGAAGCTTTGATTATAGGATTAGAAGCAGTAACATTTGGTGGTGCAACGCCTATAGCCGCTCCAATGGCCGCTGGTGCTCTTGGTAGATTTACAGCAAGATTAGGTGCTCGTGTTGGAAAAGAATTACCAGGTGCTTCTAGAAGAGCTAATTGGTATAATAAATTTATGACAAGTAATAAATATTATACTACAAAAAACGGGAGAAGATTAACCGATGCACAATTAACTAGATTAGAAAAACTAACTGGTTACAAAAGAAACACACCTATGTTTATTAAAAAAATGAGGGATGGTGGCCCAGTAGGAAAAGGAGGAAGAAAAAAATGGGCTGGTGGAGTTAAACCTGTAAGAGATTATTTAGGGACTGTAAAACAGTTTATGTATGGTGGTTTAAGGGAAGAAGTTAAAATGGCTATTGTATTTGATGAACATTACCATGTTGGTGGTGGTTTCGCGTTTTTTGGTACAGGAAAATTTTTAGGTAAGGCAGGTCAAAATATAAAGTTTTCAGAATATAGTAAAATAAACGCGGGTAATCTTGCTAATATATTTAATTCAGGTTTACAACTAGGTAGACATGGTTTATCTGGAATGATTGCATCACCTTTAGCTCAGACATTTGAAAAGTTTTTAATAGATGTACAGGGTGATAAAACCTTTGATTTCTGGCATGATATGTATCCAGAGATAACAACTAAACGAGCTATGTCTGACTTTTTAATGTTTTCAACTTTAGGTGTTAAAGGTGTTATTGGACCTAAAGGAACTGGATTTTGGGGAGTAAAAAGATTAAGAAGATTTGACAATGCGTTGTCTAGATTACGTAGACAAAAAATGAAAGCGGGATTTGATCCTGATAAGAAAGTATGGAAAGATAAAAAGCTAGAAGCAGAATACGATAAGTATACTCAACTACACAATGCTGTTCAAATGAAGACTAATCAATTAGATTTAGCTCACAAATGGATGGATCACAAGTGGGTTGAAAAATACATGCATAAAACCACTAGTAAACTTCAAAAAGAATTTAAAAAAGCTGGTTATAATATTGACTTTAAGTTCGTTAATACGCTAACAGAAATACAGAAGAATGGTGGAAGAAAAATATCTACTAAAATAGGTGAAGGAAATGCAGCTGATTTTTCTTTTAATAAAGAAACTGGTAGATGGGAAATAACAATAGACGTTTCTAGAGCAACGCCTGGTAAATTACCTCATGAGATACAACATTTCAAAGATATGGTTGTTATTGAAGGAGACCCTAATGTAGCTAGAGCCTACAAAGCAGCTCTTGAAAGTGCTTTTAAAGGTGAAAAGTTTTATCACGTACCAGTAATGAAAAATGGTAAATACACTGGAGAGTATAAATCAATGTCTTTAAATGAGATGATTGAAAATAATTATGGTAAATCTACTGAACTCATGAAGGCTTGGGAATATAGTGGTTACGTTTCGGAAATACTTTCTAACCCAACATATTACGCAAGGTTTACTAAAGATGGTAAATATAATACATGGAAAAAATTAACTAAAGCTATTAATAAATTTCATAAAGAAACGCATGGTC